CGGTGTACGCCGCGTAGATCTCGGCGGGCGTGTACTCCGACTCCGTCCAGCGGTGGCTCTGCGCCTTCTGCCGGACGTTGAACTCGTACACCTCCCCAACCCGGTCGTGCTGCCAAAGGCCGCCCTTGCCGGTGATGCGTTCCAAATAGATGTTCCCGAACTCGATCTGTGTCTCCTCTGTTGGCGTCACCGGCAGGGCAGCGTTCAGGGTGATGAGGATGTCGCCGGAGTCCGTCGTGGCGCCGGTGACGGTCCTCCGGTAGATGCTGTCATGACGACGAAACGTGGCGACGGAACCGACGAAAAGGTCTGTAATGCCCTTTCCGTTCAGGTAGGTGGCGACAGTTGCAGCACTCAGCCCGTCAGCGTCGGCCCCGCGGCCACGAATCTGATATGTGTACCCTCCGAGCGGCGACTGCCACCAGTGGGGCATCCTGTAGTTGATCCGGATTTGCGTCGTCCCGGTATTGTCCGACGCCACGCGGCAGATCTTCTCCATCTTCTCGTAGACGGTGCCTTCGAGGCAGAGGTAGTCGACGCCGTCCGAGTAGCCGGAATGCAGCTTGTAGACGTAGCCGTTCTTCGCCAGCACCCAGATCTCCGGCTCCTTCGTGTCGGGATGCCGGACCTCGATCGCGTCCTTGATGTAGATTCCATCCTCAGTCGCGTCCGTGGGATCGTTGGCGGCAAGAAACGAATAGGATGTGAACTCACCGGAGACCTCCTCGGGTGTGTAGTGCGGGTACCAGACGAGAGCCATGTCGTTGCCGAGGCTGTTGTCGTACCGCGTCATGAAGACGATGTAGGCGGAATTGAAGCGATCCCAGATTCCCACCCACTCCTCGGACTTCTCGATGTTGAAGGCGTGCGGGTAGATCAGGCGGTACGTCTCGGACGTCGGCAGGTTCGCAGACGGCCGGTCCTCGCTCGAAAACCCCTCCATGTGCCTGGTGAGGGGGAAGAGCTGGCCGCCGATCATTCTGGCGATCGAGCGCTCGTTCGCGATGACAAGCCCGACGTCGTCGATCGGCTCCATCACGCGGGGGGCGAGCCCCCCGCTCTTGGCCTTGACCTCCTGCGTGAGGACGGGAGAGCCAAGGCGCTGCGTGGAGTCCTCGGTCACCTCGTCGTAGTCGAAGTCCGCGGCCGAGCACTCGTACGTCTTGTCGCTCGTCGTGACGAAGAGCCTGTCAAGTTCAACGCGCACACCGGTGATCGGTCCTTCGAGGTTTTTGTAGTAGATCGGCGGCACGGCGCGGGGAGAGTCGATCGGCGACCAGTAGAGCCTCCACGGGAACGCCGGGTCGCCGGCGTAGAACATCCTCCCCCGGAAGACGCACAGGTACTTGAGGCCGGCGGCGGGCGGGTAGTTGTTCAGGCTGGCGTTGGCGCCCTGAAGCTCCTCGTCGGACTTGTTGCAGACCTCGAAGGTAATCAGGGAGCCGTCCGAGCCGTAGCCGCTCGGAATGGCGTACTCGCCCTCGAGGTAGAAATCACCCCCTCCCCGCGGTGTTCTGTATACCCGGATATGCGTGGCGTCCGGGGACGGGCTCTTCTGAAGGTAGTGGATGATCTTCGCGTAGGTGGTCGTCGACGACTCCATGCCGCCCCACTGCTTGAAAAAGCCCACGATGCGCTTTTTCTCCAAATCCGTGGGGTCGGTGTGGGTGCGCTTCCAGAACTGGTACTTCGTCCTGGCTGTTTCGACTTCATCCGGGTTGTCCTTGTTGATGGCCGTGACGAACCAGTGGAACTGGCAGTTGATCTTCTCTTCCTCGGGCATGTCGTAGAGCGGGGACTTGCCCCACTCGCGGTTCGACATGTTCGGCGCTGTCTGGGCCTTTGTCACCAGTGAGGCGTGGAAACTCTCGGAGTACGAGAAGCCGTTGCCCTTGCACTCGGGCCAGACCTTCAGCGAATCCGGCTCGGTCGTCGAGTCGGAAGGGAAGTCCACGTAGAGATCGCCCCACTCAAAGATCCCGGCGTTACCGGACTTGATGGAGCCGGTGACGCCAAGGTAGTCGCGGGCGTCGTTGACGTATCCGTGACAAAAAAAGTCGGCCGCATCAGCAGATCCACCAAGTCCTCGGTCGGGCGCCAGCTCGTGCGGCGCCCACCAGAGTCTCGGCCTCTCAACGTCACCAACACGGATAACCCGTCCATCGCCAGTGAGCAGCATCGGCCTGCCGCCGCCGTAGGTGAAGAATACATCGTTCCCCCATCTCTGGCTCGATATCATGGCGTTCACGGGCGGATCGCCGTCGAGCATGTCAACGTACTGGAGCGACGGCGCGGTGTTGCCCGTGTTCCACTGGATCTTCCAGATGCCGGACGACGCCACGATGTACTGCGAGCCGTAGCCGTCGCGCTTGCGGGCCTCCAGGAGGCCGATCGGCTCGGAGCTGCCGGTCTCGGTGTCGAACAGGCTCTTGTATCGTTTCAGGCCGCTTTTTTCCGTGAACGAGTAGATGCCCCACGGGATCTGGTGATGGAAGTCGAGCTCCACGAGGTCCAGAGAGCCGTTCACGATGTTCATCTTCGGCACTGCCGTGAGCGGGAAGAGGTAGGCGTCGGAGATCGTGTTCGATCCTGCGATGTCCACCAGGCGGCTGCCGTCGCCCTCCTGGCAGTCCCAGATGGAAATCGCCCTTCGCATGAGCCTGTTCTTGACGTCCTGCGTGACGTAGCCCTCGGTGCCGAGGTAGACGACGTCGTCCTCGGACAGCGGCTCGCCAAGGTACCCGAAGCCGCAGGTGCGGCCGACAGCGCCGATTATCGTGTGACGGCAATGGAAATCCGCGTCGCCGGAGCTTGTGTCCTGGTCCATGTAGCCGGCGACGGCCTGGGAGCATGTCACCGTCCCGCCCGTGGCGTCGAGGTCCGCAACCCAGTCGTCGGCAGACCCGCCGCAGGTCGAGTACGCGTACCCGTCCGAATCCTGATTTGACGCAGTGAAGCCGTAGAACTCCACGTCGGTGCCGTTCAGGACGATCGAGCAGTGGTTCAGGGTGTTGCCCTGCTGGTCGGCGTAGAACTCCGCAGCCGTTCTGTTCGTGCACGTCACCGTCGTCGTGTTGCCGGGAGGGCCGAACTCGAACTCGGCGAATGTCTGTGTTCCTGCACCGAACTGCAACGTCGCGGACGGACCCTTCAGGATGTCGCCCCGCATGTGTACGGGGATAACACGGCTCCTGTCGACGGTGGAGATCGCCGTGGCCAGAGGGTCGTCCTTCTGGTCCTGCGTGAACCTGTAGGAGTGCAGGCCGCCGGACTGCTCCGGGACACCCATCCACGCCTCCTGGTCCTCAGGGTCGCCGGCGCACTTGTCGTTGTACGACACGTCCGTCTCCCAGGCCGGGAACATGCCGTCGAAGGTGATCTCCTCGTTGCGGAACGTGCAGTACGTGTCCTTGCCGAGGTTGAAGGCGTACCGGATGTCGGTCAGCTCCTCCGCCCCGGACCAGCCGGGCTGTATCCAGCCGCCCACGACGAGGTAGTACTTTCCCTTGCCGATCGCGTTCACCATCCAGGTGGGGATCAGGGACGTCTCGCCGGTACCCTGCTCGTACTCGTAGTTCGCCGCGTCGTAGTTGTTCGTCTCGCCCGTGTCGTCGAAGTGAATCTCGTGAGCGTCGCTGGCAAGGTCGAGCGTCCCGCTGCCGAGGAAGGCGCTGCCCGAGATGTCGTAGGCCGAGATCGTCACCACGTTGCCCGTGTAGGCGCCGGTGCTCTCGTCCCAGGTGGCGTTCCGCGAGTACCCGACGACGATCTTCTTCCCGAGGGCGTCCGCGGCAGAGTCGGCGATCTTGATCGCCTGGCCGGAATCGGTGCCGATGACGGACGTGTTGACGTGCTTCGGCTCCTGGCCCTCGTGGTTGTCCGCGTCGAAGGCGCGGCCATTGGCGAAGAACACAAGCCAGATCTCGCCGTCCTCCGTCCCGGTCCATCCGGAGCCGTTCGGGTAGCCGTCCGCGTCGTCGTTCACGGTGATTAGCTTCAGGCCCCAGTGGACCGCCGCCCTGTCGCCGTAGCCGCGGAGATGGTACGTCAGCCTGGTGGACGCGTCGTGCAGGCCGTCGATGGTGTTCTGCGGGGAGACGAACGACGCGAGGACCTGCTGGTCCGGGTACGTCATCGAGTCGATCTCCCAGTAGAGGAAGAAGCTCTCTGCGTCGCGGGAGTACTTGTGGCCGTGCGTGCCGCGCTTGCCGCCGAACGTCTGCCGGTAGATGTCGCCGTTCGGGATGACCATCGGCGCCACACCGTTGAACCTGAGGGCATCAACACCGCTCTGCCAGTCGTCGGTGACCCGGAGAGGGGAAGATGCCATGACGTCGAGGAAATGGTCGTGGTTGGCGCTGTCGGCGTTGTAGTCCTCGTCCGGCGGCCCGCGATCCTCGTTGAGCTTGTAGTAGAGTTCCAGGAAGTTCGTCGTGTCGGAGTCGGTCAGGTCAAGGCGCGTTGTCCCGTCGTCGTAGCCCGCTCCCTCGAAGAACGTCCAGAACCCGCCCCAGGCGGCGTCGCCGTACGACGTGTTCCAGAACGCCAGCTCCGAGATCGCCATGTGGGCCGGCATGTGGATCTTCGAGTTGTTCGTCATCCTCGGCCTGGAAGAGGGGGCGAACTCCCAGAGGAGGGGGTTGTTGATCGCGCTGCCGCCCGACACGGGGAACTCCGGCGTGGCCTTGTAGTGGTCGATGTCGGGCGCGCCGCCGAAATAGACCGGGTGATCCTCGATGTTCAGGTACGTGGCGATCTCGTGGTCCGCGCCCTGGGTGAAGTTGTGCTCGTTGTCGGAGCTTGGAGGTCCCTCATCGACGACGAAGAAGATCTCGTAGCGGCCGTCCACGGAGTCGACGTCGCAGAACAAGAGGTACGTGTGCGGCTCGAAAGGGTCGATGTCCTCGCCGCCCGGCGCGACGATGCCGATCACGTCCATGTCGTTGTTCGCGGTGTTGTAGGAGTGGATCACGCAGAGAGCGTACCACTTCAGCGTGGCGGAGTCCTGCACGAGGTAGAGCCCCCAGCCTGTCGATTTCCCGGCGCCGTCGTCGTCGTCCGTCCCGGCGTGGTACGGGTCGCACGTCGCCGCAAGGCAGACGACGGAGCCGGGAGTGAACGTGCTCGGATTGAGGACCTGGTCAAGGACCTCCTGCGGCCCGTAGTGCGCTGCGCTGGGCGGCGAGTCGCCCCACCCGGCGATCTCCTTGTCGACGGCTGAGGCGGCGTTCTTCACGTCGATGAGCTGCGCCCTGAAGGAGACGCCGTACGACGCCTCGCGGGCCGAGACCCTGCTCCAGTTGAAGTCCTGCGTCCTGGCGCGGAGGAACGCCCCCTCGAAGCCGTTGAGCACGACGGACGGCGGGGCGATCTTGGAGGCCGTGACCTTCTTCAGACCCTGCCTGGTCTTGAGGGACGCTTTTCCGAGGACGATGTTGTCTGCCTTGACGGAATGCTGGATTGTAGCCTGGGCGGCCTCACCTCGGGTACGCAGTCCCAGCACGGGGAGCGCCTGGACTTGTTCCTCAATTTGGCCCGAATCTGACATAACCCAGCTCCATCATAGGGTAGGAAGCCCGGTACCCGAGTACAGATGAACGATGTTGATGAAACACTTGTCGACGGCTCCCGCGAACTCGGAGCCGGCGCTGTCGATGTCGTCGACGACGATCTTGATCGTGTTGTTGTTGCACCAGAACGGGAACGCTGGGAAGAAATTCCGCGCGCCGCCGATCCCCTGGCTGGCAAGCTCGATACGAGAATCCGCCTCCCACGACCCGGACGTGTCCTGAAAGAAGATCGACGCCTTCCAGTCGTTGCCGGACGCCCGCTGGTCGACAAGCTGGATACCGGCGATCAGGGCGCAGTCGGTGATTGTGATCGCGTTGTACGACGCGCCGCCCCAGTAGTCGTAGATGTCGAACCGGCGGGGGTACATCGCCTGGACGGCCGTGAGGCGGATGTCAAGAGGGTCGTGGTACGTCATGCGTCACCTCACTGGCAGATAAGCCGCAGAGAATCGCAACTGTAGATCGAATCCGTCTGGTCGACGGACAGGCCCTCCGGGAAGCCGAGCCTCAGGTACTTCATCCCCCTGAGATCGATCGCCTTCTGCGTCGGGGGCCGCGCGTGCATCGAATTGGTGTAGTCGATCGCCTGGAACTCCGCGGCGCCGTAGCACCCGCTCTGGTGCGTGTCGATGCCGCTCGACTCCGGGGCAAAGCAGGCGACGAAATCAAAGCTGTAGAAGTTCACGTCGCTCGGGTCATCGCCGGTGATGTTCGAGACCAGCCCGTTCTTCAGCGGCTGGTAGCTGGCGCCGTGCGAGCCGACGGCGTACCTGTAGTCGGTCTCCTCTTCGCTGTGGTACATGAAGAGCTGGCCGGTCAGGTGCCGGTACGCCAGGAAACCCACGTTGCTCGTGATGATCCGGCCCCAGTGGAAGTTCGACACGTCCACGTAGCAGTTCGTGATCATCATGTGCTCGCCGGGGCCGAGGAGGAGCTTTCTTTCGAACGTGTACGGCCCCGTGGTCGCGGTGTACCCCTCGAACAGCCCGCCGGCATGAACGCCGGTGTAGGTGTCGGGGTCGGCGCCCGCCTTCAGGTAGAGCGTCCCGCTGCTCCACCACCAGTCGCCGTAGGTGCCCGCCTCGACATTGGCGATGCTCGTCTTTTCACTGCCGATGATCCAGGTGCTGCCGGACGTGTTGGTGTGGACGCGGAGAGGACCGCTGTTGTTCTCGGACGCGTAGCACGACGGCGACGGCGTGTAGGTCGCCTCCCACACGGTGCCGCTGTTCAGCGACCAGGTCGTCACGGCGTCGTAGTGGCGCGTCTGGTCGCGGATGAACTCGAAGGTGTAGACCTCGGAGTGCGCAGCGACGTTCACGGAGTTCTGGGCCTCGCCGCCGCTCTTGCAGAGATATGGAAGCGCTCTATCAACCACGGATCACCTCACCAAGTGACGATGCCGACTTCGGTCACGGAGTCGGCCTCCTGGCTTGCGTATATCTTCACGAAACGGGCGGCGGACTCGAGCGGACTCCAGCCCACGGTGCCAACAGCGCCCGCGTTGCCGAACACACCGTCCATGGACGCCCCGTTGTACTGGTTGATCATCCGGAGAGCGGTCGTGCCGTCCATGGCCAGGGGCGACACCCAGAACGACTGGTCGCCGATGAAATCGAAGAGCGGAGAATAGCTCGTCGCCCCGGCGACAGTGGTGACAAGGTCTTCCACGACAAGAAGGATCTTGCCGGAAGGGCCGACAGGAGCCCACGCGTCCGTGGAGCGGCCGGCGCCATGAGCGGACCACCCCGTTGAGATATGGGACGCGAGTATGAAGTACTGCGACTCCGGGGGGATGGACGTGGAGGGGCTCTTGAGTCTCCCCTCGACCGGGTTGGAAGACGCGCTTACAACGGCCATTTTTCACCTCTCAATAGTCTACTGCCGGATCCGGCCACTCCTCCATGAGGACGGGGGAGTTCTCCTTCTGCTCCGTTATCGCGCTCGTCGCCTGGTTCTCTTCCCTGGCAAGGCGCGCCTCCATCATGTTGATCTTCTCCTGCGAGCGCTCGATCTCGAGGCAAAGCCGCTCGGCAAGAGACTTGAAGAACGGTATTGCCCGCTCGGGTATGTCGAGATAGTCGTTCGGGTTCGTGATCGTGTCGCCCTCGTGCGTGATCGGCTGCGGCTTGAAGTAGTAGTGCATCTTCAGGCCGCTCACAAGAGCCGACGTCGGTTGAGGAACAAGGCCGATCGCGGGGTATTTCACGCTGCTGTTCGTGATACTACCTGTCGTGAAGTAGAACTTGAGCGCCGCGACGTTCGGGACGTTCTGGTCGGAGCGGACGTACCTGTACCGGTCCGTGATCGAAATCTGCTCGACCGGGTGCTCCTCCCCGGAAGACTCGACCGTGAGGAACTGCCTGGCTTGCAGGTAGTCGTCGACGTCGAAGTCGCCGCTGGGGCCGATGGTGTACACCTCCTGCGAAGAGACGAGATTCGCCGATGCCGTGGTGTTGATGAACTGGTCGCCCTTGTCGATCAGGTGGAGCGCCGCGTGATCCATGGCAAGGTTGATCACGGTGCAGAGCTTCTCGACCGAGTAGGGCGAGCCGGAAAGCGTCGACGTCGTCAGCTTCAGCTTGATGAGCAGGTAGTCGAAGATATCCTGGAAGGTCACGCGTTCGGCGGACATTTGTCTATATCAACCATTCTTGAAACCCCGTCCTGCCGGATGGGGATACTGCGCTGGCGTACCTTGTCCACGTTCGATGTTCCGTACGGCGTCGAGATGATCCTGCCCTTCGAGTTCCAGATGTCGCGGGCGATGTCCATCCCGATATCCTTCGCGCCGTCGATCGATTTCTGCCTGATGCCGGCGTTCGACTTCTCCATGGCGTCGATGGCCTCGCAGAAACCGCCGTGCCGGCTTGTGTCCATCTCTCGAAGAGCCCTGATGAGCCGGAACCGGCACGAGCTCGGGGTGACGGATCTTTTTTCCCCATCCATGAGGGAGAAAACCCAGACCCACTTCCCGAACGGCCATGCCGATCCCGGCACACCAAGAAGGCTCGGATGCGTCGGGACATAAGTCTTGGCCTCCTGAGCGACCACCCAGACGGGTTGCCCGGTCCTGTGGTGCCGCGAAGAGCGGACGAGGGCCAGGTCCTTGCTGACCATGCGGACAGCCTTTTCCACGTCCGCGTAGGGGTGCCTCTCGATCGGTATCCTCATGTCCTCAACGCCTCCTTCGGTTATGCGTCACCCGCATCGACGGTACCGCAGGTCCCGATCTTCACGCCCGTGAGAAGGGCGTTCCGGTTCGGGCTGTCGCAGATATGGTCCGCGAGCATGGTCACGTCGGCGGTGACGGCGTACTTGTAACGGCCTATCGAAGAGTCGATGGCCGGACGGAAGATCCCGGCTCCGGTGTCCCACCAGGAGAAGTCGGAGACGAGGCCCACGTAGTGCGTGCTCGAGTCGAGCATCCAGATCGGCTGGTAGATCGGGTCGGAGGTTGCGCTGGCGTCCTTGACCCACGGGCCGGCGTACTTGTCGACCACGATCGGGATCTCCTCGTTGAAGAGCATCCAGTTCTGGCCGCCGGGGTGCTTGTCCTGATTCTTGTCCATGAAGCCCGTCTTGGTCGAGATGGTGTTCATGAACCGCTGCTTGCTGTACTGGGGCGTGAGACCCTGCGCCAGGGCCGCGTACTGCCTCGTACCGTCGCGGGACATCAAGATGAGGTCGATCTCGCCGAACGACCTGTTGTGAACCGTGTCGATGTTCTTCTGTATGCAGAGCGCCGGGTTGCCGGCGGTCGAGCTTGTCCAGTCGTAGATGTTGCTCGAACCGAGCGTCTTGTCGACGATGCTGTTGAAGTACGAATAGGAGCTACGGTTGATGCCGAGGTAGTCCGACTCGCCGAGCGGGTTCACGTTCGCCATGGAGGCGCTCAGGCCACGGAAGCCGTACTGCGTGTGAGCGGCGCCAGCGTAGTTGTGGTAGCCGTACCAGTGGACCTTGTCGCTCGCGCCGATCGTGATGTCGTTCGCTGCCGCCTCGGTGGCGATGAACTCGTAGGAAGTCGCACTCTCGGAATCCTCGCCGCAAAGCTCGATCTTGGCCGACACGCCGTTGTCGTCGAACTCGATGCGCTTGACGTGCATGAAGAGCTCGTTGTACTCGGTGCTGGCGTTGTCGAAGGGGGCGCGTTCCGCGGCGTAGTCGGATGCCCAGACCCGGATTCGCATGCCTTCGTAGTAGTAGTGCCCGTTGGAGACACGCATCCAGTTGTCCGCCGGGAAGAGCGGGGTGCCAGGTGTCACCGGATACTTCACGTAATTGGTCGCGAGCACCGACGGCACGACGGTCGTGCCGGTGTACTGCTGATAGAACGGCAGAAGCCCCGAGCCGTCGCCGTAGCACTGGGCGTCGAGGCGCTCCTTGAAGTCGCGGAGCAGGTTCATCATTTCGCCGTCGAGGATGTCGTAGAACGTCCCGCGATCCGTCTGGGCCTGGTCGATGGCGTCCTGCGGAAGCTCGATGGCGCCGGTGAGGAGCCTCGGAGTCGCGGTCGCCTTCGTGACACCCATGTGGCCGGGGATGGAAAGAGTCGAGGACGCAGCGCCAGCGGTCGTGGAACGAGCGATGGGCTGCGGAGAGCTGTTCCTCCGGTAGCGGAGGGGGATGACCATCTGATTGCCGTGGTATTCCACGGCATCCTGGCGGAAGAGCTGCCAGGTAGCTGTGCCTCCGGAGAGGAGATCGATCCAATTCTGGAGATACCACTCCTTCAGCCAATCAGTCCAGATACCGAGGTCGGTACCATGCTGAAATTCCGGGGTACCGTAAGCCATTTAAGGCCTCCTTTTACGTCTGCTGACGCTGTTTTTCCAGTCGCTGTAGAACTCCAAGGCCGACGGACTTCCTCATGGCGGCGTTGTTCGCGTCGAACTCGATGCCCTTGGGAAGAAGACCGGACATGAGATCTCCGCCGCCCTGCTCGCCGGCGATCGGCGGCGTGCCGCCTCCACCGCGATGAGAGGGCGGAGCCTGGGCCGGCGCGGCCTGCTCCGGCGGCTTCTTTGCAAACCTGTTTGCCTCGGGAGCCTTGCGGGACACGTAGTCGGAATTGATCGCCCGTGCCTCCTGGTCAATGCCCCTGTCGACGATCTGAGGGATCTGCTCCCATGTGACGCCGTCCGTGGCCTGGATCAGACCGACGATCTTCGAGATCGGAGAATCGAGGTACCTCTCGGGAATCCCCCCGAAGGCCTCGTGGTTCTTCACCTTGTCCGTCACGAAGCTGTTGATCTGCTGTATCACTGCTTGCCGCTGGTTCGATTCCTGGGCGCTTTCCATCGTCTGGACACGGTTCACGAGCGTCTGCATGTCGTCGCGGTACTTCTCCATTCCCCTTCCCAGACCCTTGATGGAACGAGCGATCTTGGTGAGACCTGGATCCTCGTATTCGTCATAGTCGTCCGGCTCGGGGTCCGCTTCCTGCCTCGGTTGTGCCATGCTGCTCAAAACCTCCAGCTGCTTTTCCTGCAGCGCCGTGAGCTGCTCCTGATTTTCCCGCCGTATTCGAGACATCTCCTGGAGGAAGCTCTCCCGGTCCTCTGCCCGGGCCCGCGCAAGGGCGGCGTTGTCTTCCTTGATGGACGCCAGCTCGGCCGCGAAGTCGATCTGGTCTCCCTCGTCGGGCGCTACCTCCGGCTGCGCCGGAGGGCCTCCGTCCATCTCCTGAAGTTTCTCGATCGGCGTTTTTCGATCGTTCATCAGCTTCTGCTTCTGCAAGGGGCCCATTTCCTGTTCACCAGCCATGATTCACTCCTTTCGGGACCCGTTTTTATTGCCCAGAATCATTCGAACCGCCCGTCTGGGGGTTCTGCTCAGAATTCGACTGAGCCTGGGAGAGCCCCGGCATTCCAGGTAGACCTGAAAGGTTACCGCTCGGATTCCCGTCCATGGGAGCCGAGCCCATCGGCCCACCCATCTGCCCCGGCATCATCTGTCCAGGGAGACCCTGCATCTGCTGCATGGCCATTTGCTGGGCGGGCTGTGTATGTGCAACGATGTGGAAATTCATCAGAGCGTAGAGATCCGGTTTCTGGGCAACCAGGCGCTGGAACTCGTCGCTCTTCATCCACAGTACGTGTTCCTCGAGGTGGATGTCGTGGTTCTGATACCACTCGACCGCGGGGTTGAGGCCCATGGCCATCCACTCGTTCTCCATCTGGGCGCGCCGCTGGTCGATGCGGTCCCCCTCCATCCGCTCCTCGGCCGAGCCGAGCTCGAGCTGGATGGCGATCTCGCGCCGGTGCGCCGGCACGAGCGCCGGCTGGTAGTACCCGATATTGACCAGGTCCTTGATCCTGGCCATCGTGGCGATCCTCGACTTGGGGAGCGCCGAGCCTGCCCGGACGACGACGTCGCTCGATGACGAGACGTCAGCGCCGGAAAAGCGGAAGGCGTCGAGCTCGTTGTTCGGCCCGGCGATCTGGATCAGGCGCGGCGCATCCCAGAACTGCGAGACGCGCAGCAGCGTCTTTCGGCCAAGTTTGGCCAGGGAGTCCTCCCAGAGCGACGAGATCGGCGAAAGGTCCATCTCGTCCTGCTCCTGCAGAAGATTCACGCCCACGCCCGATTTCACGCCCTGAGGCGCCTGTCCACGGGAAGGCCCGTGCTGGGCGCTCACGAAGTCGAGGTGCTGGAACATCACCTCCAGCAGCTTGAATATATCCCCCGAGAGCGGCGTCGGGATCGAGACGTGAGGCTCGCCGTACGCCGCGTTGTACCGGATCTGCTCTCCCGGCTCCGAGGTGATCTTGCGGCCCTTGGCCATGGACCCCTCGGGGATCATCCACTTCGGTTTGCCGAGCAGTTTGACGTGCTCAAGGCAGATCGAGACGATCAGGTTGATCGCCCGCTGGATGCCGGTGAGGTTCCCCACGATGTCCTGCGGCCAGAAGCGGCCGCCGATGGGGATGCAGCAGAAATGGACGAAGGGGTGCCAGTCCCTGTCCGGACGGGCACCCCTCGCCTCCAGGTAGGGGGAGTCGGTCATTCGAAGAATCATGTTCTCGGCGGAGCAGATCAGCCGGCCGCGGGGATACTCGGCCGTGGGCCGCACCCACGTCTCGTAGTAGATCACCCACCGGGTTGTCGAGTCGGACCCGCCATAATCAAGGCTTCCGGACGAAGAGCCCTGCGAGATGGCCGTAAACTGCCGCTCGAGCCAGAGGTCGTCCGAAAGATCGAGGTTTCCCTGGATGTACTTCCCCTTCTCGGGGAAGTTCTGCCTGACCCAGTCGACCGTCTTCACGGTCCTGCGCGTGATGTACGGCGAGCCGTCGATGTGGCCGAGGTACTGTGGGTCGATCAGGATCTGGAACGGCGGCACGACCTCCCAGTCGACGCCGCCAGGCTGGTAGGTGAGAGGGTTGCCGAGCTCGTCGATCATCGGCTCGTCAGTCCCCTCCCACTTCAGGATGTTGCCCTGGAGGTCCACAGCCTCCTGCAACGGGCCGACGGACGGGTCGTGCGCTACGTTGATGAACCCGGACCCGGTCTCCCACATCCAGTTTGCAACGAGCTGCTGCGTGTAGGCCCACTGGCACTCGATCTGGTGCCACTGGAGCAGCTTCTTGTTCAGTCTGGATTTCCGGCGCGCCTTCGAGTCCGTGCCGCCCGGCATGACGTCCATCTCCGGATTTGACCGGAGAAGCTGCGCCGTCCAGGTCCTGACGACCGGGTCGATGACGTTGGAGGTGTGGCGCTCCCTGTAGCTGGGAACCTTCTGCTGGGTGAAGCGCGAGGCGGCGACGCTCCAGGTGTGGTACTGGTTCCCCATACGGAGAACCTTGTTGGTGAGCCAGCGCCGATGCAACATCTGCATCGCCGGGATACACTCATTCACACGCCTTCGGACGTAGTCGAGGGCCTGAGACTCCTCTTCCGTTGGATTCGGCCGGTTATCCGGCTTAGATACTGTCAGATGCGTCCGACGTACCTGATCCAGCGGGTTCGTCCGTGGGCGGTATGGTCTGGTGATCGTCATTCCGGCCGCCATTGCCGCTCACTCCAACTGCCACACCTTGCGTCATCCGGTTCGAGATCTCCGCCTGCGCCAAGACCGTCCGGAGATCCCGCGTCACGGGGTGCTCCGAATACTCGGCGCTCTGGGCCTTCTGCACCATGTGCTCGGCCGCCTCGCGGCCGACGCGGTGCTGAGACATGAGATTGGTCACGAGCTCCTCGTAGGCCTCGTCATAGTCCGTCATGGGCTCAGGCGCGGGTCGCTCGTTCAAGTGCTCGGTGTTGTACGTCGCGAACTCCTTGAGGTTCCGCGACATGAATTTATCGGTAACATTCTGCACCATACCGAGATAAAGCTCCCGGTCGTTGCGGCCATCCACAAGAAGCCGCTCGATCATGGCACGCTCGGCCACGATTTCATCTCCACGGGTCTGCGCATCGGCCCTGTAGGTGTCGGCAAGAGCGGCGCTCATGTTCGTCTGCTCCCGCATGACACGCTGGATATTGAGCCTCTCCCAGAACAAAAAGCCCACAAGGGACGCGATCAATCCACAGAGAAGGATTTCAGTGAGACCGACTTCCATGCTTTTTCTCTCCGCTCGCCGCCTTCCCCGGGTTGCCGCGGTTCGGCGTGCCCATGGGGTTCGGGACTGTCCAGAATTCGCCCTTGCTCTTCACCGGCTGCTTGGTTCTGCCGGGCTTCGCGGACCAGATCTTGCCGCCGCATTTTTCCTTGCAGGACATATCACTCACCTCCGATTATCTTGCCCTTCGGGCTGTTCTTCACCCGCATGTAGCCCTTCCCGAGCCCCATGGCCGTGATGAGTCCGCCGATGCCGTAGACAATCAGGTCCGTAGCGCCCTGCTTCACGGGTTCCGGAGCCGGTGCGATGGACACGGCCGTCTCGGTCGCGATCTCGACGATCTCCTCGGCGCTGATCGTCCTCTCGGGGACGATGACGACACCTTCCTCGTCAACGACGGCGGGGATCGTACAGGCGCCCAGAAAAACGGCCAAAAACAGCACCCAAAAACACCTCATTTTTGCCTCCTTTTTCGGGCCTTTTTCATCCGCATTTTTCGGGGTCTTTTCGGCCCCTTTTTTGGCGGCTTTTTCGGGGCCTTTTCAGGCAGCTTTTTGCCCCCTGTTTCAACGTCCCATTTTGCCCTTGTTTCAGGGCGGATTTTTCCCTCCTTTTCGAGCTGCCTGAACTTGCGCCGTTGAGCCTCGGACTTGTACGGCATCTGATCAGCCCTTGATGGACCCGTGCTTGGCGTGCTTCTCGCCCTTGCAGCCGGAACCCTCCGTACCGTCGATGGAGATGCTCGCCTTCTTCTCGCCGGAAGGCAGGCCGGAGTCCTGCTGCGTGGCGTGATGGCGCTCATTTCGGCCCGGAGAACCCGCTCCCTTGAACTTTGAGCCTATTTTCTTGTGGAAACTACGCATGACCGAATCTCCCAAATTAAAATCCTAGATTAAAATCGTCGGCGTCGATGTTCGGGTCCTGCTGCCTTGCCATTACCTGCTCTACGATCAATTCTTCAACTGTTTTTTCCACGAAGGGCGACTCCTTGGCGCCGATCTCGGACGAAATCGAGAGCGCCACCTGGAGCGCGATCGCGTACGCGTCGGCGCAGTCGTCGTGGCCGCGAATGACGCCGATGCCGTGCATCGTAGACGGCGCGTCCTCGTTCAAGTACGCGTACGCTCGAAGCTCGTCCAGAGTTGTCTCGTCGTTAACCCGTGTGGTGAAATGGTTAAGGTGATATTTAAGATCGTTGATCATCAGCGGCTTGGTCCTGGGGTCGGTCCTCCAGCCGAGCTGGGGGCCGCGCATGCCCATGTCGCGGGCGTGCTGCGCGGCCTGGCTGGCCTTCCAGCTTGCAAGGCGCTTTGGAGTGGCCGTTTTCAGGTGCGTCGGCATGGCAAAAATTTTGGGGTAAATTTCGCTCTTCATGACGTGCACCGTGGCGGCGCCGGAACGGTTCGTTTCTGGGGCCACCGTGGCGTCGTTATAATAGCGCCCCAGACACACCAATTCATGGCCGAATTCGGCGGGGTCCAGACGCCCTCTCCAGACAGCCACCTGCTCGAGTGTTTTCGCGTCCAGGACCTGCGCCACGGACCAGTCGCCGAGCGGGTTTCCGTCAGCAATGTCAGCGCCGATCGCGTATTCCCTGTTCGGGTCGGGGAATTCAAAGATTGTCAGCTTGCCCCGAACGCCGACAGAGGGCACGAACGTGTACCTGGCGATGCCGAGGTCCTCCTTGAGGTACCCGACGCCCTTGAGCTTGCCGTGAGGCGGGACGATCGCCTTCTCGTGGTCCATCACCTCCTGCTGGAAATCGAGCGACTCCTTGGAGAAGACCTTGCCGAGAGTCATGACGCGGTACTTGCCGTGAACGCGGATGTCAAGGCTCACGGGGTCGCGCTTGAACCGCTCCTTCGCGGCGGCCACCTGATCGGCCGGGATGTACGGGTTGTCCGCCATGCCGATCTCCTGGGTGAAGACGCCGAGCTTCGACAGGCCAAGGTGGTGAGAGTCGTACAGAAGCTCGTGGAGCCACTCGGAGCCCTTCAGGGGGGTGAAGGAGAAGACGAGGGAGCCGCGGACCGTCAAGATCCGCATGAGGCACTCGTCGAACACGTCCTCGGGCGGCTCCTCGTCGAACACGATCAGGTTGCGCTCCGTGCCCTGGAACTTGTCGGCGCCAGAGTCGCAGCTCTTGAAGCCGAGCGTCGACCCGTTCTTAAAGAAGTACATCTTGTCCCGGGCCTTGTACCCGGCGTGGCCGGCCTTGATCTCTTCGGAAGGGATGAAATGCCTCACCTTGTGCTCGATCACGTCACGGGAGACGTTCGTGTCAAGAGAGACGCACCAGACGTGAGCGGGGGTGTCGTAGAAGATGAACTCGCCGGCAATGCGGGAAAGGGCGGGGTCGAAGCCGATGGCGCGCGCCACGGCCATGTAGGAGGCCGTCTCGGTCTTGCCGACACGGTTGGCGCCAACAAGACCCTTGACGTGCGCAGGGGACAGCAGCACACGGGACTGTTTTTCGAAAGGCTTCCAGTTATAGAACGGGAGGTCGGACTTCATCCGGCGGTGGATCGCCAGAAGATTCGCTTTCCGTCTTTTCTCCTGCTCTCGACTCCCCTCCTCGTCTTTCCGGCCCATGGGGCGAAAGCTCCGAGATAGGGGTGAATTCGGCGTCCTCTGCGTCGTCGGCGCCGGATGCAATGTTTTCCTTCATCTTGTTGAAGCGAGCCCGCTGGAACGAGTCGAAGGACTTGAACTCGATCGCCTCGGCCATGCCGAGGTCCTGCATAAGCTCGTACTGAAGCTGCGCAACGGGCATGTTCTCGGCCCGCAGGTGCATGTCAACGGCCTCACGAAGCCGGAACACGTACATGCCCTGCGTCTTGCCGATCTCCGTGAGGACCTTGATACGGTCGGCGATCTTGGCGTTCTGGGCAGAGCCGAGGGCGCACATGCCAAGAAGGAACTGAAGCTCGATCTCCGTGATGATCTTCGCCTCGAAGGACTTCTCGAAGAAGGAGATGCAGTTTTTCATCACCTCCTGGAAGACAGTGAGCTCCTTCGGCTGAAGAAGCCCGATCTGCTGGAAGACGTTACCCTTCGTCGCCGGCAGGTTCTCGCTGTCCGTCTTTCTGCCTCTGCTCATCTTCTACCTGCACCAGGTTGAAAACCACTCTCTGCCAGTACTCGGACCTCGAGTACCTATTATACGGGGCCGATGTGTCCCGTTTCACTATTTTCATCTGGGCGACGACGTCCTCCTCGGAAAGAGCCTCGACGTACTGCTTGATCGTCGCCCTGAGGCTGAAATCCCGCTGCCACTCGAGATGAGCGGCGCCGCCGACATGATAGTCCAGGTATCGCTCGATCTTCTTATAGTCGCCAAGGCGGGCCGGGATGTATTTACTTGGCATTGTTGGGGTCCAGGAAGCTCTTGTCTAAGCTATCAAAAAGATCGATCACGCCGCTGAAATAATCCCGATTCCGCGCATGGGCTTCGTCGATCAGGGCCTGGAGCCGCTCGTGGTCAGAGAGGTGCTGCTCCCAGAGATCCGTAGTCTCCTTGTCGGCCGGATCCCCGTAGAAAGCATCGAACTCGAAGTACGCCTTCACGTGCTCCTCGTGAGGCCGCACCCACCCCTTGCCGTCGCACCTGTTAACCAGGAAGGTCGTCGGGTGCTGCTCCTCGCCGCCCTTCAGGAGTTTCCACGGCGCCAGGGCCACTCCCAGTAAAGATCCCAGGAAGCCGCGTCTACTTGGTTTCATTCCTCCCTCCGTCGTACACGACCGTGAAACCATCATCGTTTTCTCTCTGGATGAGGAGCATCACACCCTCATAGTAGTCCCACGGGGCATTCTTTACGGCTTCAATAAAACCATTTTCATGAAAGTGGTTATACGCCGCAGCATAGAGAGACGCCTGGAAAGCCTTGTTGCCACCACAGTACTCGTCAACAGCTTTCAACTCACCCCAGCCCTCGGAGCGAAGCCACTTCTGAACAGACCTAATCCCAGCATCATGGCCCACTGCTGTCAAGAGAACGACATCTGTGACGTAACTCATTCCTCCGCCTCCTCAAGGACGTTCTTGCGTTTGAAGATCTTCTGGAGGACCTCCTTGATCTGGAAGCTGCAGTCCGTGTTCTCGCCACGCTCAAGGCGGTTGAGGAAGGACGGGCTGACGTAGCAGCCCGCCTCCTCACACCTGCCGGAAAGCTCGCGCAACGACAGGCCGGCCGATGTCCTGTAGAAAAAAAGCCTGAGCATCAGTTGCCTCCGGAAGGGCTCCCGGTCATGTTCGCGTTCGGCATCAGGCACTCGGCCTGAGGAATCGGTGCCTGGAAGCCGAAGTCGTAGCCGTCGATGTCGTTAAACATCAGAAGACGCACGATCTGCTCGTACTTGTGCTTCAGCTTCTTGATGATCTCCGGGTCGAGGTCGTCGGGGAGCGCGACCGCAATTCGCATGTGTCCGTTCATGGGGTTCCTTTCGTGTCTGAATAGGTGATGGCGCTGTGATCGTAGTGAAAATACGAAAAATCGGGCCAGGTGGGCTTTGGACGCTGCGGAGGCGGAGGAAAACTCCAAGGACTCGGCTCCGGCCGTAAGTTCTTGCGAAGGTTCTCGATGAACCCCATCCTGTCGGTCATGGCGTGGTCGTCGAACCGGCTACCCACAAAAGGGACGGGCCCACACCTCCAGGTGGTCGGCGTTGCTGGAGAAAGAATTCTCTTCCTTCATGGCCTTGGCGATGGCCTTGATCTTCGCGCCGTCCTCGGTGTCGGCAGCGACGTAGTACGTATCCCAGTCACGGACGTCCTTGGCCGTGTAGGGCGGCTTGGCGGCCTCGTTCCATTCGACAACGAGGGTGTCCCAGATCGGGCACTTGTTTTCGCTCATGTTCGTGTCCTTTCGTGTTAAAAAACCCGAGGCCACCCGGAGCCCGGCAAACGGGAGCCGAATCGCGATGCCCGGCACCCGGGCGACCTCAGATTCTAGATCTTTCTGTACCCGCCATCGAAGGCATTCGCAGGCGAATATGAAATGTAGACCACACAACACCAGTTGTCAAGAACTTTTGTTGCATGGGTGCAACAAAGAGGGCCGTCTAATCAAAACAATCCCAAACGGTCCGCAAGGACCAGGAACGCCAACGCCGCCTGCTGCGGGACAACTCCGTTGCCGAGGAGTCGAAGGCGGTCCACCCGGTGGGGAGCCCCATCAGATACTCGACAAAGAGGGGGTTCAACCGCTTTTCCCTGGTATTTACCACCCTGTGCAAATACTCGGTCTTTCTGTTCGTTGCCTTCCTGCTCGGCCTCATCCCTATGGCGGAACTGGCTTCTTGTGCGCTCGGCGTCGGCCACTGCTGGCGCAAGATCCGGCCACCGGTCAAGGATGTACCGCCATCCCGCATCATCCGAGGGGCCTGGCGGCCAAAGAGGCGGGCCGTCCTGCTCAGGTCGTTCCCCTTCCTGTTCCCCGCTGACGGATTCTCTCCCTCGCAAGCCTTCGGGGTGAGCCACTTCTCCGCATCCCGCTTCAGGTTCATCCCCTGAGTGGATGTCGCATCGCTCCCCGGCCGCCGGCCGTCGTGACTGCTCGGAGACGCCCAAGATGAACACCCGCTCCCGCCTGTGCGGGGCACCCACCGCTCCCGCCGTGAAACAACCCCACTCCGCATCGAACCCCATTTCGGCCAGAGATCCGACGACGACGGCAAGGCCTCCTCGAACAAGGCCGGGAACATTTTCCAAGAACACGAGCCCCGGTCCCACCTCCCGAATGATCCGGGCAATGTCGGGCCAGATCCACCGGTCGTCGTCCGTGCCTTTTCGCTGCCCGGCGCATGACCAAGGCTGGCACGGGAATCCGGCAGTGAGGATGTCCACAAGCCCACACCAGCTCCTGCCGTCGAAGGTCGCAAGGTCAGACCAGACAGGAGCCGGAGCCAGGACACCTTTTTCCATCTTGTCAACCAGTACCGCCGCCGCGAATGCTTCCCTCTCCACGTGACAGATCGTTCGAGGTCGCAGTCCGGCGAGATCAAGGCCGAGTTCGAGGCCACCGTACCCGGCACATAAAGCCAAGACATGCATCAATCCTCCAGTGAAGGCAAAATAACGAACCCGACAAGGGAAGTCAATCAGAATCTGTTGCATGTATGCAACAAACGGGAGAGAGAGATTTCTATATATATAAGGGTGCCGTACTACTCGCCGGACGCTCGCCGGACGCTCGCCGGACGCTCGCCGGACGGAATACACCCCAATACACCCCCGCAAGGAATGTGTGCAAAATCGGCACACCCTTGCATGGTTTCACGTGAAACATGGCGCTGCTGCGAGATAGTTCTGAGATAGTTCGAGACGAAGAATGTTCAGTTTTTTAGACACGGGATCGGGAAATCTTAGGTCCACAGGCAGGGCACTATACACACCTCCCCGGCTCCTGGTCCCATCGCCTCCATACCCCTGGGTGGTTGCGAGTTGTTGCGGGCCGGGGGTTTGCGGCTCAACGGACACATGCACCAAAGTGTCACTGTTCCAAAAGTGAGACAGTGTCACAGGGTCATGGAACAGTGGGTGCAAACCGCGCCTCGAGGTTCCCACCTTCCTCCGCCCCATCAATTCAGTTAGACGCGCCTACTTATGATAGAGGAAGCAACGTAGCATGCGCGCACCTACATTTTTTGCATGTGGTACCAGCAAGGAATGTATGCCTGTAGCGTCTGCCGATCTGGCCGATCTCTGCCAATGTGTCAAAATGCGATTAAGTCCGGGATTTTCCTTGATTTTGTCCCGGACTTAACCGATACTGCTTGTGTACCGAGAGAACAACATTACAGTAAGGGAGCTGGATCATGGACAAGGCCGACGACTGGACGGACAGTGACGGTACGGTGCATTGCGGCATTTGCGGTGAGTCGTGGGACACCGACACGCAAGGCTATGAGGCGGCGAGAGAGACGCTTGAGTGGACCGTCGGCGACGGTTGCCCGGCGTGCTATGGCGACCTGTCCTAATTGGCCGCGCCGGCGTCGCGACAGGCCGGGTGCTTCTTTAGGCGCAACAAGGGAGTTGAGATCATGAACAAGCAGGAATACGCAGAGTATCAACAAAGTGTCCGAGATTTCTTCAGAGAGAACGATATTAATGGTTTTTCTCATACGGGTGAACCGTTTTTTTCCTGGAGTCCATGCGAATGCTGCGGCTCATCCCTTGGCGGGGATCGCTACACCGTGACGGCCTGGAAATTTGGCAAGAGCGCAACCATCAAAATCACGGTATGCGCAGACTGCCTCTATTATGAAGCATATGGACAGCTGGACGATACGGCCATGGAAGAAATCGAATCAGTAAGAAGGGTAAGATCATGAACACAATAACGATTCGAGACGGGAACGGCACAGATATCGAGCTTCCTGTTGGATGTTGGATTGACTGTCACAAGGGAATCTACATTGGTGAGGAGGTTCAAGAGATTGCAACGGCCTACGGCTGGAAAGGAGAGTGTGTAGCCTGCGATGGTGTTCTATCGGACGGAGATGATCCAGAAGCGTACGAATGGGCATGGGAAGAAGCAGAAGAGTTCATGAACTCCCTGATCGAAGAGCACGATTTCTATTTTACGTGCTCTGACTGGGGAGGGGACTGGGGTTTATGGCCAATTGAGGAGGATTAACCCCCTCAGAAAGGGCGAAGAATCATGAAGACAGAAACATGCGACGAACGCGTAGAAAGGCATTATCGAGACCGGATAGATGACATTCGCAATCTATGGGAAGCGCACTGCGAAGGAGAAGAAGACAGGCACTCCGACGATATTGGCACCTTCTGGGAATATGGCTTGGATTTCTCCTGTGTCCCCATGGGTACGTTCGACGACATGGAAGCGCCTTACTTCCGATACCAGCTTTCATGGGGTGGACCGGGAGATGAATTCCGTTTCTTCACGGGGCCCGACCTTATCCCTTATAAGGTGGAATACTGGTTCCTTGATTGGTTCGACGGTGCAAGATGGCCCGTCCACGGCGAAGATTTGGAATTGTTGCAGGAGGTATTCGACTGTTTCAACGAATGCGGCATGACGGCAGAACAGGACAGCCGCTAACCCGACGGGGCCTTGCCGCCGCACCCCTGTAACGCGGCGGTTCCAGCTGTTTCTATTTTCTCTTTTTCAAAGGAGCCGAAAAATGAGCAGAGCAAGAATCAATTTCAGGAAAGAAGACACGGTTTTTTCGAATGGAGTGTACTTCTCAGACGGCAGGTTCGCCGCGCATGTGTCATGCTGTTTCGCTAGTCATCCCATCAATGCCATCCAGGCCGATCTCAAGGAAGGGATACCACTATTCCGCAATTACTACGGGCATATCTCTTCAGATGTCCCTGAGATGACAGAGATTATCAACAACCGAAAAGGGGAGCTGAGACCGGCGATCATCACCAACAGGGGCTCTCTTTGGTGTGAAGCTGACCCGGAGCAGTCAGGATCCCGCTGGAAAAGGATAGTGGGTGTTGAGGGGTCTTTTCCTGAGGAACACGAATTCCAGGATCGATACACGATCATGATGGAACGTGTTCTTGAAAAAGCGAAGGGATCGGGACTTTACCTCGATGAAGACGGCAAGGCATTCATTCTGGACAGGCAGACGGAAGAAGTCATCTTCACCGTGATGCCTATCAAGCAGAGAAAGAGCAGCTAACCAATTAAGTCCGGGATTTCCCTTGTGTTTAATCCCGGACTTTCCGACAATCTTATTTCCGGAGGCAAGCACCATGAGCAAGTTCCGTGTTGCGTCCCAGGTATCGCCCGAGCTCTGTTCTGACATGCTGAAGCGGTGCGAAGCGGACAAGCGCACCCTCGAGGCCGACCTTGTCAGGGCGGACCTGAAGACCCGAATTCTTTTGATCGGCGTCGCCATGTTGGCTGCCGGTTACCTCATGATCCTGATGTTTCTTATTTGAAGGGAGCCGAAAAATGAAAGACGCAACGTCAAAAGTCGCCGTGAAAGCGTGCGGCGCCAAGAAAGGCGAGCGCATCACCTTCCACTGGGACGAAGGCATCGGCCATATCGCAGTGACGGCCTTCGAACACGATGGATCGGGGGTGTACGTCCAGCTCTCCATCCCCGCCTTCCTGGCCATGAAGCGCCGCCTCGAGTACATCGAGCAGATGATTCTCGCGCACGGCTGCCCGGAGGTGAAATTCGAGTAATACTGTCGAGGAGAGACGGTTTATCGTGCAACAACCGATAGCGTTGTCATGTCTGATGGATGATGAAAAATAGCGAAATCGCCTGGCATTTCGTAAGGAAAGAATCATGAAAGAGCGAAAATGCGGGCTCGGGATGCCGATCTCGGTCCGGACGATATTCCTGATCGCGCTGGCGGCCTTCCTGGCCGGCGCGATCATCTGCAGGGAGGTGATCTTGTGAAATCCCCGTCAACAGCCACGGGCGTCTACCGCGACGCCCGCGGCAAGATCAAGCGTGTCATGGTCTGGCTCGAGCCGAACCAGGTGAACGTCCAGGAATGGTCGAAGATGGAGCCCGCCATGAAAAAGGGCTGGGTGGACATGACGGTCCGCAACGAGCTCGCGCAGTACGCTTACGACGACCGCGAGCGCTGCTGGAAGAACCGCTTCGGCGACATGGTCCACAAGCCGCCCGACGACATGCACGAGCTGACGCTCCAGAGCTATCGCATCGGCGGCCACTTCCAGGGCCGCGGGTCCGGCGGCGTGAATTTCACCCCCAGGAGGTGATGCATCAAGATCCGCCTACACAACAAAAGTTGCGTATTATCAGACGTTGCAGGCCTGATGATGAAGATCTTTTTAAAGGAGCCGAATCAATGTTTGGACCGAAAAACGGAGTCTACTGGGTCAGCTCGAAAAAGGATCCGCGCTTCAACAAATCCTGGGAAAAGCCAGGACTCGTCTGCTGGGGCACCCCGGACTGGGTTCTCGAGTGGATCCGGAACAAGGCGGAAGAGCTGGGCCTCGACAAAACACCAGACGACCTGACGACCGGTTTTCATAAGCACTAGTAAGGAGTTCGCATGCCTGGACAGAAATCGACCCTCTACACGTTCATCGCCCTGATCAAGGATTGCGACGAGCTCAACGACATCATGGGAAGGGGGGTCCCTGGTATCTCCCCGTGGACCGTCTGCACCGAGGCTGTCGCCTACGTCACCCCTCAGGAGGAGGAGCGCGTGGCGAACATCTTCAAGACCGCGCAATTCGACGAGGCGAAGCCGGTCCCTCTTGGTCTCATCTACACGTCCCGCAAGGACGCCGAGGAGCGGCGCGGGGAGGTCGCGGCGTTCTACGGCATCGAGAACCCCGACGACCTGATCCTGGTCCACCTCGAGCGCAAGAAGCGCGGCCGCCCCGTTGGAAGCAAGGCGAGTGAAAAAGAAAAAGACGAAGAGTAAACGGCTGAGCGACGGTTTCACGACCGTCCCTCACAACTTCCGCCGCGAGCACAGCGTGCCGAATGACATGAAGCGCAAGTACGGCACGAAGTGGAAGGCATGGAAGGACCTGTCGAAAATGCTAACCCCCCGGGTGAGCTGGACGCTGGATCGAACCCACCAAGAGTCTCAAGGTACAACCGAATTTAATCGTGACGCAGTGGATCAATCCCGCCCCGACGACTCGACCCAGCAGACCTATGTCCCTCACCCGGGGGACCCCCTTTTCGGCCCGGACAACGAGAGCGAGATCCCCGGCCGCGAGGGTCCGACGGCCTTCTACACCGTGAAGGAGTTCGCCGCCCTCGCCCGCGTCACCGAGAACACGGTGCGAAGGTGGATGGCAGACCCCGAGGTCAGGCTTCCGCACCTGAAGATCCGCGGCCACCGCGTGATCCCCGACTTCTGGAATTACGAGCTGAAGTGGAAGATCCACCCCACTCAGCTGAAATCCTGGATCATGGACCACTCCGACGTCATGTACTCTCCTCTCGAGACCATGTACTTCATGATGCAGGCCCTGCGCCTCCGTCTGGGCGCGAGAATGGCCCGTGAAGGCGATCAGGCCGGCACCATGACCGAATCCCTCGTGGAGATCGTGGACAAGACTCTCGGCGAAATACAGCGCACAGCAAAGGACCCCCGGGCCAGGCGTGTCGTCTGGATTCGCCCCGCCGAGCTCGGCATCTTCGAGGACAACCCGACCAGTGAGCCCGACGACAACCGCCATAACTTCGTTTTCAAACCACCGGAAAAATAGTGTTGCATCTATGAATATTGATCTACGTAATAACCGAAGTCGCGACCGGGGAATATTTCGCAGTACTACGGCAAATAGTAGCGAAAAAGGGTCAAAAAAGTTTTTAGTAGGGGTAGGGTCAGGCTGTTGCGCAACAGCAAACATATACCTCGTTAAAAAACCCTCTTCTTCTCCCAAAAAAATCCGTGTTACGCAACACTACTTAATAAAAAACCTTAGATATGAGGTAACTCTGTACATTCAGGCCGGTTACCGCGATCCTTCTAACATAAAATCATACGAAATTTGGCCGATGCAACACCAACCACAATCAAAATCGAAACATATAATTACCGACCCGATTTGCCGCACCTATCAACAGAAAAGACTTCGGTTTCTACGTAGAGGTGTTGCATCTTCCGATGAAAGTTTATGTGTTCGGCATGTAAATCGTCGTAAGCCCTTAGCGGGCGCTAAGTACCGACATTTGCGCAACTTCCCGCGTTTTTGGCTGGAACCCCATACACCGAAAGGAGATACGAGACATCTATCGAAAACAGTACGATCTGCGTTAATTAAAAGGAGCCACATATGAAATCGAGAACATACGGATCAACGCCCATACCAACAATTATCGGCGATATGATTTACGTCAGCGGGCTGCTCTACCAGGACGCCCGGGACATCAAGATCCCGGGCAAGAGATGGAAGCCGAAGGAGCAGAAGTGGGTCTTCCCCCTTGAGGGACTTCCGGCCCTTTGCCGATTCTTCTTTCCCGGGGTGGATATTAAGAATGAGTGGAAAAACATTGCGCCCGCTTGGCACTACGCCTATGCATCTTGGCAAGAAATGCTTACCAGGAAGCTCGAGGTTGCCCGTCAGACCGCGCGGATCCTCGAGGGCCAGCATTCCCTTGTGTCGGAGCTCAGGGAGCGCTATCCCTTCCTCATGGAGCACCAGGCCGTCGGAGCGGCACTGTGCCTTCTGCGCAAGCGAATCGCCATCTACCACCAGACCGGCACCGGCAAGACGACCCTGCTCCTCACGGTGATCTCGGAGATCCTGAGGGAGGACCCTGAGGCTCACATCCTCGTCCTCTGCCCGAGGCCGATCATCACACCGGCCTGGCTCGCCGACGCCCGGGACTGGTTCCCGGATCTGCCGATCGAGAACCTGCACCCCGTGGCTGGCAAGAAGCGCGACGTCAGCCCGGGCATCGTCGGCATCATCAACTACGAGAGCTTCTGGCGGTCTCCAAAACTCGTCCACGACGCCGCCTACACGGCCGTCATCTGCGACGAGAGTGTGAAGATCAAGGCGGACGACTCCACGATCGGCCGCGCCATGCGCGGCGGCAAGAAGGAAAAACGCACCTTCCCGGGGGTGGATGCCGAGTACAAGATCATCGCCTCCGGCTACCCGGACCCGAACGGACCTGAGGATTTCTGGGGTCAGCTTGCCTGGATCCAGGAGGACGAGGAGATCTTCCCCGCCTCCTTCTGGCATTTCCGGCAGCGCTACATGCAGGCCACCGACGAACGCTGGATTCGCAGGTACGGCAAGCCCAAGAAGATCCGCACCGGCTGGAAGCTCCTTCCCTCGAGGGAGCAGCTCTTCTACGACCAGATCGCCAAGATCGCCTTCTTCAAGGAGCGCGATGACTGCATCGACATCCCGGCGGCGCAGGACATCATCTACGAGATCCCGCTGCCCCCGTCCATCCGGAAGCTCTACGACTCCGTCGAGGTGGGCATCTACGGCATGATCACCTCGCCGGCGGGGACGAACATCCACCTGAAGGCGCAGAAGAAGGCCTGGTACCTCCAGGAGATCTGCTGCGGCTTCGTGAAGGACGGTCCGGACCAGGTCTGGCTCTCGAACCACAAGCTCGACATGCTGAAGGAACTCCTCGAGCAGCTCGGCTCGGAGCGCACCCTGATCTGGACGACCTTCCACGCCGAGTACGACGAGGTCGTGAAAAGCCTCCTCGAGTGGAACATCCCCTTCGCGGCCGCGGACGGCCGCTCGAACGCGAAGCAGCAGGACGGCGCCGTGGAGAAGTTCAACGCCGGCGAGGTGCGCGTGCTGGTGTCGAACGTGGCGTGCTTCAAGTACGGCCTCACGTTCGTACGTGACAACCGAAACGCGATCTACATGTCGCTGTCGTTCAATTTCGATGACCACGGCCAGAGCCGGGATCGGATCTCGAGGAAGGGCCAGCAGCGCAAACAGAATTTCTATTATTTGATCGCCGAGGACACGGTCGACCAGGCCATTCTAGGTGTCCTTCGGAGAAAGGGTAACGTCGTAAAGGCAGCCTTCGATGAAATCAGGAGAAGGCATTCTTCTGAAAAAAGTAGTTGACCCGTAGGTGGTGGTGGTGGTATTACACACACGTGTTTGTTGCATGGCTGCAACAGGGATCATTCAAAAGGAGTTGATATGAAGCAGGTTAGCAAGTACCGTGCGCTGTGGGATACTCTCTTGATCGAAGTCGACGACCCGGAGCAGGAAACAAAGGGCAAGGACGGCAACCCGATCATCCTGCCGAAGTCGGCGCAGACCGGCAAGCTCACGGGCGTCGTCAGGAAAACCGGCCCTGAGGTGAACGAGCTCCTGAAGCCCGGCATCCGGGTGATGTTCTCGTTCATGAGCGGCCAGGAAGTCATCCTCGACGAGAAGAAGTACATCTGTGTGCAGGAGCGCGAGATCATCGCGATTCTCAAGGACTGATCTGTTCTGAAAGGAGCCGAAATGAAAAAGCTGACGATCAACGACCTGGACCTCGACCCGGGTCTTCCCGACCCGGACGAGGCGTTCGACGGCGTGGCGCGCACTTGGCGCCACTGGCGCGACATGAAGGACGAGGTCGATGCCCTGGCCAAGGAGGTCAACAAGAAGATCGACCACTGGAAGAGCAAGATCCTCACCTGGATCGAGACGACCGGCGCGGAGCAGATGAATTCGGCGGGCGCCTGGTTCAAGCCGACCGTCAAGTACTCCGCCCGGATCAACAAGGACGACCGCGACGCCGCGCACCTGTGGCTTCGCGACATCGGCGAGGGTGACGCCATCCAGGAGAGCGTCCACGCCTCCACTCTCAAGAAGCTCGTCAAGCAGTTCGACGAGGAGGGGATCGAGGTCCCCGACTCGATCAAGTTTTCCACGTATACCGACCTGAAGTATGGGAGACAGTCATGAGTAAGGCCAAAGAAACCGTTCCTGCCAAGCAGGAAACAGGCGCTGTCGCGGACCCGATCCAGTACAACGACGGACTCGAGAATCTCGACGACGCTGGCGACTTCCAGATCACGCGCCTGAGGATCATCCAGAACACCACGAGCGCCGGCTACGAGCTCGTGGGCAACGTCGGCGTCTTCGCCGACCCCGAGACCGGCGAGAGCTACGGCAAGGAGGTCGAGGTCATCCCGGTCTACATCCCGCCGAAGACCCGGGCGCGCTTCGAGATCAACGACGACGGCGAGCAGGTCCTCGGCAGCCCGCCGGTCTGCAAGTCGTCGAACGCGAAATGGCCGGACACGCCGGACACGCCGTTTCCGAGGACGAAGGACCCGGACAAGTTCCCCTGCCTCTCCTGCCCCGAGGCGGAGTTCGGCAAGCGCGACCCCAAGACCCGCAAGTCGCCGCCGCCGCGCTGCCGGCTGCAGTACAACTACGCTCTCGTGATCGTGGCCGTCGAGGGCAAGGAGCTGGATCCTCCCGAGGGGGTGTTCTTTTCCATGCAGAAGGGCTCGATCGGGGCGGCAAAGGCGTTCAACACCCTGCTGACGAAGAAGAAGGCCGGTCACGCGATCTGGCACAAGCGGTATCGCCTGAGCCACTTCGTGAAGGAGGTCTCGACAAAGCAGGGCTTGACCAAGTTCTTCTGCCCGCAGTTCTCCGTGGCCGGCTTCTCGAGCGAGGAGCAGGTCGCCATGGCCGAGGGCCTCAACGCCGTCTTCGCCGCGAACGCCGACAAGCTCGCGGACATGGCGGAGGGTGAGGGCAACGACAGCTTCGACACCGACAAGTTCGAGGGCGGAGCTCTTTGAAAAACGTGGCCGCGCCGGGGTCAATCATGTTTCGGACCTGGGCCTTTTAGATCCAAGCCCGGCGCGGCATTTTTTAAAAACAAACGAGGGGCCCGCCATGTATCCGCACACAAAAGGACGGCCGCAGCAAACCCCACCCACCAAAGTCCCTGACATGCCACGGTCGTCTGGGCGGGCTCCTCTTCTTATTTTCTTGGAGGAAAGATGAACACCCTCGACGCCGTCGCCGATTTTCCTCCCTGCGCCAGGCAGATGCTGACGAGGGGAATTCGGGGCGACGGCCGTGAGGTTCTTTTCTTCAAACTCTGCCTTCACTTCAAGGCGCGGTCCTTCTCGAAAGAGGAAGCGCTGGATCTCCTCCTGTTCGTGAACTCCAACGCCGTCTACCCGGCCCTCGCCGAAGAGGTCGTCGAGCGCGAGCTGAAGAAGGCGTACGCCAGGGACGAGGATTTCGGCTGCGGCACGGCCCTGCTCTCGGACTACTGCGACAAGACGTGCGACCTCTACCCGGGCGACACGAGCGACGCGGGGCAGCTCATGGTGTCGTTCAAGGACGTCGAGAAGGGCGAGTACAAGTTCAAGCACGGCACCTGCCTTTTCGAGCTGTCGGGCTTTGCGATCTTCCGCGGCTCCGGCAGGGCGAGCGTGACCCTGTCGAGGGGAGGCGAGCTGGTCCACCGCGACATGCTCTCCTTCGCATCCTCCCCCCAGAGGCAGCGCTACGTCGCCGCGGCCACCAAGGCCGGCGTGAACGGCCTCAACGTCAACCAGGACCTGATCGACATCGAGAGCATCGTCCTCGAGATGCGCCGGCGTACGGCGATGATGAGCATGCTCGAGGAGAAGAAGAAGTACGCCCTCACTCCCGGCGAGGAGCAGGCCGCGAAGGAGTGGCTTTCCCACAACCCGTTCCTGCTCGAGACGATCCTGTCGCTCGTGTCGCGCTTTGGTGTCGTGGGTGAAGAGCGGTCGATCCTGCTTATCTACCTCCTTCTCACATCCCGGCTGCTCCCGACGCCCGTGTCGGCCATCACGAAGGGCGAGAGCTCCACGGGCAAGAGCCATGTCATCGGCCAGGTGCTGAAGATATTTCCCGACTCCGAGGTCCTCACGTTCACGCGCTCGACGGGCGCCGCGCTCTACCACGGCGCGCCGGACGAGTACAGGTACAAGGTCCTCTACTTCGCCGAGGCCGCCGGCATGAACGAGGAGCAGGCGAACCTGGCTGTCCGCTCCCTCCAGTCCGAGGCCTCCCTGTCGCTCCGGATCTCGGTGAAGGACCCGAACACGGGCGCCTGGCAGGCAGAGACGAAGAAGGTCCAGGGCCCCTGCGCCGTGATCACGACCACGACGGAGTCGATGCTCTACAAGGACAACGAGACGCGGTGCTTCTCCATCTACTCGAACGACTCGGAGGAGCAGACGAGCGACGTGCTCTCCCACATCGGCCTGAAGGCGGCCGACAAGCTCTTGCCGCCGCCCACGAAGGAGGAGGTGCAGCCCGTGTCGAACGCGCAGCTCCTCCTCACGACGCATCGCGGCCAGAAAGTCGTCGTGCCCTTCGCGAACAGGATCACCGACGTATTACCCTGCGAGAGCGCCAGGATTCGCCGTGACGCGGAACGGTTCCTGAATTTGATCTGTGCATCGGCCATGATCCACCGGTACCACAGGAAGTCCGAGAACAAGGTCCTGTTCGCGAACCTTGCGGACTACTACATCGCGAAGGAGATCGGCCGCCAGGCCCTGTTCCAGTCTCTTCACGAGCTCGGCCCCCAGGCCGAGCGCCTCTTCCAGTGGGTCGAGGGGCAGATAGTCCTGAAGAACGAGGGCGAGAAGCCAATCATGGACTTCTCGAACTACGAGAGCTTCAAGGAGGACTGGATCGTCACGTACGACGAGATCGCCGAGGGCCTGAACGTGTCGAAGCGGTGGATCCAGACGTGGATCAAGCAGCTCTACCATTCCGAGCACCTGATAAACCTGGCTCGCGGCAAGAAGGGCCGTTCCGCCAGGATCACCCTCGGCCCGAAGTCTTTCGTGGAGGAGGTAACGCTCCCGCCCGTGCGGGAGCTCATGGACGCGTACCCGTGCGACGAGGAACTGATCTACTCGCCGCTCGGCCTTGAAGTGGATCTTGATAAATGAAGCGGGGATGCTCTTTTAAAAAAGGCGGCGAACGAGGAGATCGGAAGAAACCAACCGCAAGTGTACAAACCGTCTCTTCAACTGAAACCGTGTTTTGTCGTTCATTGATGTGGTTCTTGTTAAAGGGCGCTGCCAGCTCCTTGGCCCCGGGAGGTACAACAACGGGGCTCCCCGCTTCTTTTTCTTCTTGACTTTTTGTTGCATACATGCAACAGTGAAAAACCGGATGCGCCCCGCGATCGGGGCAGAGAGGAGCCGAACATGAAGACGAAGCACGGGCAGTGCGGGTGCTGCGTACACTGGGATGGGAAGAGGACGAAGGCCGGTGTCTGCGGCTGGGACGCAAAGGACAAGTGGGCCGAGTGCAAGAAGATCACGGAGTCGGAGACGTCGAGTTGCGCGGCTGAGCTGTCGTGCGGCGACGTTCTCTCCGACGACCAGCTCGGTGTGAATTTTCAGGCAAGCCGGGTCTTCGGCTGCGTACACTGGAGGCTGGCATGACGATGCGCAGGCCGAGCCGCTGATGCGGCGGGGGATGGAGTGTTACAAGGACGCGCGGGCGCAGCAGAGGAGGGTGTGATGGAAAAGATCCAAATAAAGAATCGATGGACAGGGGATATTATTTTCAGGTTCGAGTGCGAAAAAAACACGACGAGAGAAACAGTTGAGGAGGCGTTAAAGCGCGGCGCCGACCTGCGCGGTGCCGACCTGTACGGTGCCAACCTGCGCGGTGCCGACCTGGGCGGTGCCAACCTGCGCGGTGCCAACCTGCGCGGTG